TGAAAGACAAGGTTTAGCTGAAGGCGGAATGCCTGAAGATAATAATGTAAACGTACAAGCTGATGCATTGTTAGGTATGGATATGACTCCAAACCCAACACAAGAAGCTATAAACGAAAACATGATTAAGTATCAGCCATACGTAAGAAGCTAAACAAACTAACGATAAAGCTACCTGAATTAATTACTCAGCCCTTTATCAAACTAAAACCAAAAGGCTACCTTTACAATACAAGCCCTCTAGTCGACATAGAGCTACCTTGTGAACATAAGCCCCGAGTAGGAGAAAAGAAAATGACTAATACAGTCCAGAAAGAAGAAACGCCAAACCCTTATAACGCAAAAAAAGATTGGCACCAAGGAGACGATAAACCTTTTGTATCATCTCAAAGTATGTTTTTTGAAGAGCCTTCTGAAAAGAATAAACTCTTTAAAAGTAACGACATAACCGAAGTGGAAGCTGAAGGAAGTGTTAATACTGAAGAACTGGAGACTACTAAGGATACACCTTATAAGAAACCAGACTATAAAAAAAGATACGATGATTTGAAAAAACATTACGATAGTAAACTTAATGAGTTTAAAACTAGAGAACAGGAACTTTTAGAAGAAGCTACTAAAAATAGAACTGAATATAAAGCTCCAAAAACTGAAGAAGAACTCGAAGAATTTAAGAATCAATATCCTGATGTTTATGAAGTTGTAGAAACTGTTGCACACTTGCAATCGGAGTCTAAAGCAAAAGTTCTAGAAGAACGCCTTAGTAAACTCCAAGAAAGAGAGAATCAGTTAATACGACAAGATGCAGAAAAAAGGTTAATGGAAAGACATCCTGATTTTGAAGATATCAGAAACAGTGACGACTTTCATGGTTGGGCAAAAGAACAGCCTAAGTCTATTCAAGATTGGATATACAATAATGCTGACGATGCTGACCTAGCCTCACGTGCTTTAGATTTATTTAAAAAAGATTTTGGTATTGAACCTACAAAGACTAAGTCATCTTCTAGACAGACTAGACAATCTGCTGCTGATATGGTCTCTACAAAAACAACAAGTGTAGAACCAAAGCAAAAGAAAGTATGGTCTGAAAAGGAGATTGCTGCCATGAGTATAGATGAGTTTGATAGATACGAAAGTGAAATCAGCGATGCTATGCAAGAAGGCAGAATCGTAAAGTAAACTATATTAATTAACTTAAAGGAGAATGTATCATGGCTCAATATTTTGAACCCGCAACTGATACCGATGCTAACTTTGCTAACTCCGTAAGTGGACAAACTAATAGTTTCTTCCTACCTTCGATATACTCTAAAAAGGTTTTAAACTTTTTTAGAAAGGCATCGGTAGTTGAAGCTATTACTAACACCGACTATGCTGGTGAGATTTCTGCTTATGGAGACTCAGTAAAGATTATCAAGGAACCTACCATTACTGTGTATGATTACACAAGAGGTAGTGACACAACATCAACTAAACTAACAGACCAAGAGATTACATTGGTTGTTGACAGTGCTAAAGCTTTCAAATTCATCGTAGATGATATTGAAACAAATATGTCACATGTAAACTTTAAAGAAGTAGCTTCAAGCTCTGCAGCTTACTCTTTAAAAGATTCATATGACGCTGCTGTTTTAACAACTATGTTCGCTGGTGTGTCTGCTTCAGGACCTGACCATGTCATTGGTGCTGATGCTGCTGCTGGTACTGGCGGTGTAGGCGAAACAGCTGCTTCTGTAGACTTAGGTGTCGCTTCTGAAGTTGACCCTCTAGACTTAATGGCTAGAATGGCTAGACTTCTTGACGACCAATCAGTCCCAGAAGAAAACAGATGGTTCGTTGCATCTCCTGATTTCTACGAAGAACTATCACAAAGTGGTTCTAAGTTATTATCAGTAGATTTTAACGCTGGTCAAGGCTCAATCAGAAATGGTTTAGTTTCAAGTGGAAAATTAAGAGGCTTTGATATGTATAAGTCTAATAACATACCTTCAGTTTCGACTGCTACAGGTCAATGTTTAGGCGGACATATGTCATCCACAGCAACTGCTAACACAATTTTATCAACAGAAGTAATTAGAGACCCTAGTTCTTTTGGTGATATTGTTAGAGGTTTACATGTCTATGGTGCGAAAGTACTTAGAGATGATGCTATGGTTAAAGCTTTCTATACAATTGACTAATAATCAATACGGGGGGTCTTAATTGACCCTCCACTTTTACAGGGAGATAAAATGAAAGATAAAAAAAGAAAAATGTATAACAAAGAGATC